ACCATGGAAAGATAACAAGGCGGTTTGCATGAGAAACAAGCCTGACGTTATCGAAGCATTGTATAAGGTTTTCACCTCTGGCTTCTCGTCAACTAAAACTATTACGAGTACGAGTTCAATAGAGAAATACTATGAGGCTCATTTATCTGCTCCGATTGGATTGAGTCCGGGATGCCTGATTAGAGTGAACAATAAAACAGGTCGAGTAATCGAAAACCGTGGCATTTCTCTGATTGTTGATGCCGACATTGGTTCTGGAAATATCGAAGTTCTCGGACTAGGCTTCAAGCCTTCTTCTGTTGATGGTGCTAACAATAAGTTCACAGTAAAAGACAGATACGACAACGAGCTTGAGTTCTCGTTTCTGTTTCCTTTGCCCGGCGCAACCACATATCAGACAGCAAAACCTTTAATTCAGCTGAAAGTGTTTGGTATTACTCGTACACTCGCTTGGTACCCGAGCAATGCACCAAATACGGTTGCGACAGTTGACATGGTATTGCACCAGACATTCCAGTCGTTTGTTTCTGATGGCAATATCTTATGGTATAGTGTTTCTGCTCACTTCGACCTGAAGTTCCCTGCTGTTCAGGGATACAACACATATCATATGATTGGCGCGTTTGATGATAAATTTTTCTGGCTGCCAACCGAAGAAAAGGCTCATTCTTTGAATTGGTCAACAGCAACAGGCACGGTATCTGGACCGTTCGGATATAAGATGGATAATTTTATGGGAAGAGCTAGTAGACCTGCTGGACCCTATCATAAAACACTTAATCCTAATGCCAATCAAAACGAAACTATATTTTTGATTAATGGCATGGGGTATTTCGCAATACCGAGTATGACGCTCAAAGGCTCAAGAAATTCTAAATATGTTATCACAGACAATATATACTTCATGAAATACGGTGTCTATCGTGTTCCTGGTGCAGCGGCATGGTGTCAGGGCAAGTTTGGAACTCCGAATTCTGTGTTTGAATACGAAGGCGAAATGTTCTGGCAAGGCGAGATGTATATGCAGGGTATTCCGCATCTGTTCTATCTCGACACCAAGAGATGGGAGAATTTGAATGTATGATAAGTTCTTAAGCGTGAAGGGTTCGTCTGTTCTAATGGAAGGGCAGTCACCATCTTATTATAATATTGAATACTTCAAGGATTATGTTCGTATTAAGCATAAAGGAGGGGCGAGTTATTCATACGGCTTGTTCATCCGAGACCCTGGCCAATTCACTGTTCTTCAGAAATATCCGATTGCCGAGTATCGAATGAAGATTAAGAACAACGAGCAAAAACCAATTTGGATTTATTTCAACACCACTCCTTCTCAGAAGATTGGACCCATTCCTGCTAATTCCGAGTACGAGCTGATAATTCCGTTTGCATACATTCAGTCATATACACATATGCAATGGCGAATTATTATGTCGTTTGATGAAAAACTCATCAATGGTCTCGACATTTACGAAATTCAAGCCTGGACCGATATTGGTGAAAGGCAAGGTGCATTGAGGAAAATTGATTATGTTATTGAAAACCGCCTGATGCAGATTGCTGGATTTGATGCTTCGTTTGATGGTCATCTCGAAGCACCGTATATGGACGGAACGGTTAGTGTTAAAGGCACGCCAATTCCATACGCTACTATCAGGGTTGAAAATATTTCGACTTTGCAAACCTACTATATAGCTACAGATGCGGCAGGAAAATATCACATCAATGTCGCTGATGCGGAACGATACAATCAATTCCGCCTGACAGCGTTTGACCCCAGTCGCGTTTACAATACAATGGTTAGGGATTATGTGATTCCCAGAGATGTTAAAAACACCATTGGCCCGTTCAATTACAAATAGGAAGATTCAACATGAGAGACCAGTATCGATACAAAATTGAAGCTAATGCAAAAGCCCTTGAGTATGTCAAATCCAAGATTCCGAATTACTCTGAGCTGTTCCCGATTGACGGAGAATGGTCGGTTTCAACAGATATCGAAATTGATTATATTCTAGAAGAATACATGACACTTCGCCCAGAGATGATTGTTGGTCTCCATTTTGAATCAACCGAGATTGACGAATCTGGTTATATTCTGTTCAAGGATGGTCGCAAACGCTGGGTAGAGTAACAGTCGCTATGACTTGCTTTGCATCGGTATTTTCAAGAAAGAAACTCGGCGCAGAATACGACCACCCAAATCTCTTGAAGCTTCTGAACGTTCCCTATGCAGCTGAGATATTCTTCTCAGAATTGTGGCAATCGAGATTCAATACTCCGACTGTCATGGCATCTTCTAAGATACAAACAGGCTGGGACTTCAAGACAACGACACACGAGGTTGAAGTGAAATCATGTGTTGGTCGTATCAGGCATGGTAATAACGAGTTTCAGATAAACAAGCTTCAGCACAAGACGAAGGCTCATCTTTGCACATTGTTCGATGCACCAGACAATGAATATTGCATGATTGGTTTTGCGATTCCGCCTTCTGTTTGGACTCCGTTAATGACCAAGTCGGGAATCATCTCCTTCACAATGACAGCGGATTATTCTCCCAGAATCGTAAAGCCCGAACTCAAAGAGTTTCTGAAGTATCATACACTTTATTCCAGAGTAACACTCTCAACACTATTTGACACAATATGAATCATAACGCTATAATCACGCAGGATTTCAAACTAGTCATTCCTCAGTTTGAACATTTGAACTATTTCATACAACGAGCACCACTCCCGGGAATGCACCAGACTGCTATTGACACAGGTTATGCTCACAATCGTGTCAAGATTCCTGGAGAAACATTACAATACGACCCTTTGACTCTAGACTTTATTGTCGATGAGGAAATGGAGAACTACAGACAGCTCCAGCTGTGGATGCAGTCTATGCACGATAAGGAATACCCGTTCGAAAGAACACGCGACCTTACATTGCATATTATGACACGAAACAAGACTGCAAATATCGAATACACGTTCTACGGCGCATTTCCGACCGATATTGAACAATTGTCATTCGACTCGACACTTGGTTCTGTTGAGAATCAGACTTGTAATGTTATCTTCCAGTACGAGTGGTATGCAATGACAAAAGGTCCGTACATCAAATGACACTCAGCGAAATTCAGGCTGAAATCAAGAAAGACTCGCAGTTGGATAAAAACCATCTTGACCGCGAGTCTATTTCCATTTCAAGCCTTCATGCAAAATGGCTGACTATTCTTGCAGGCGAGTCGAAGCTTTTCCGAACTATCAAAGCCGAACACGATAAACTCGTTCTCGATCTCACTCTCTATTATATGGGCAAAGCATCGGACGAAGTTTACAAGGAAAAGCCACTTCAGCATAAGGTATTGAAACAGGAACTTCAGACCTGGCTCGATGCAGACGATGACTATATTGCTTCGAAAACAAAACTCGAAGATACCGAGCTGAAACTCACAATGATAGACAGTTTCATGAATGAACTGAAACAGAGAAGTTTCAATATCAGAAATGCAATCGAGTTCGAGAAGTTCAAGGCAGGCGGATTCTAATGGCGGACATCAAACTATACAAGCAAAACGAACTCTATATCGGGATTGAAACTTCTCCATCAATATGGTACGAGCTTCGTGACGTGTTTAGGTTCAGACCAGACGGATACAAATACACGCCGAAGTTCAAGTACGGAACATGGGATGGTTATATTAGTCTGATTGATATTCGTAATCGTCGTATTCCTCAGGGCTTGATTCCCGAGCTAATGCAGTGGGCAAAGAAATGCGGCTATTCTGTTGAGTTTGATAAAGATAGCGGTAAGCTAATAAGAAAGTTTGATTGTTTGGCGTTTCTTGATAACTGGTCAGAGTATGTTAGGTTTGAACCATACGATTATCAGATTGAAGCAGTGGAAAACATTCTGAAACTGAATAAATGCTTGTGCCTATCGCCCACGAGCTCTGGTAAGTCATTGATAATAAACATTTTAATTAAGTATATTCTCGATAATACAAACTATCGTATCCTAATCACAGTACCAACAACACAGTTGGTTGAACAGCTCGCAGCTGATTTCTACGATTACGCTTCTGACAAGGCAAAAGCAATTATCCCACACAAAGTATATGGCGGCAAGGAAAAGTATTCAGACAATCGTGTCGTTATTTCGACATGGCAGTCAATGCTGAAGATGCCTAAAGAATACTTCACACAATTCGATGTTTACATTTGCGATGAAGCACATCAGGCAGACGGCAAATCAATATCTGGTATTATCAACAAGCTTGAAGACACATCTGTCATTCGTGTTGGCTTGACAGGCACTCTAGACGGAACCAAATGCCATCTAATGCAGATGAAAGCATTGTTCGGTCCAGTAATCAAAACACTCTCAACAAAAGAACTAATGGAGCGCGGCAATATAACGCAGATGGATATCAGTGTTGAAATCCTTAAGTATATTGACAAGCCTCGCATTGGTTCTGATTATCATGCAGAAATTGATTACATTGTTGAAGACCAGAATCGTCTTGATTATGTTAGCGAAAGAGCATTGAACCTGCCGAACAATACTCTGGTATTGTTTAATTTTGTTGACAAGCATGGTAAGCCGCTATATACTAACACTATTGAACGTAATAATGGTCGCAAAGAAATCTATTACTTGTCTGGAGAAACGCCAATTGAAGAACGAGAAGAGATACGACAGAAGTTTGCCACTCAAGACAATATTGTACTATTTGCATCGTTTGGCACTTTCTCGACTGGTATTAACGCTCCGAACATTCATAACCTGATTCTTGCTCACCCGGGCAAGGCTCGCATCCGAACATTACAGAGTATTGGTCGAGCACTCAGGAAGATGAAGAACAAGCATAAGGCACTGGTAATCGATATTGCAGATGACCTCAAGCCTGGCAACAAAAAGAAGAATCATTCATACAACCACTTACTGAAACGATTGGAAATTTATGAGTCTGAAAAGTTTGATTATACTGTTAGAACTGTGGAGATAGGCGATGGCAGAGTATGTGAATAAGGAAAAGCTGCATGAGATTCTATGCCATCATGTCGAGAATGTTAGACGTGCCGAAGCTGCTGGTTTGATTCCTCCGAAAGCACCAGACGAGATTGGTCGAGCGATTATTGACATTGCCCACGGTTTATCTTATAAACACAATTTCCGCAATTATAGCTGGCGAGACGAGATGGTTGACGACGGCATTGTCGCTGCTACTCGTGCTATCAACAAATACGACCCTGAGCGCAGCAATAACCCGTTTGGCTTCTTCACGCAATGTATCTACTGGGCATTTCAGAACAGGATTAAACGCGAGAACGAGGAAGCCAAACAGCGCAGGGAATACATGAAGAGCGTTCTTGAAGACTTCTATGATGACGGACCAGATGGTGTGCATCATGACATCGACAAAGAATCAATTATTCAGATGATAGACAGATGATTATAGTCGGAACAGATTTTCACTTCGGTGCTCGGAACGATGACGAAGTTATAATGAAGGCTCAGCTGGACTTCATTGACAATGTTTTCGTTCCTCAGATTCAGAAGCACAATATCAAGCATTTCCTCAATCTCGGCGACACCTGGGATAAGAGGAAAATTCTCAATATCAAGACCTATAATACCATTAGACAGAGATTTTTCGATGTTCTGAAAGAACTCGATGTAATGCAGTATATGCTTATCGGCAATCATGACATATACTATAAGAACACGAATGAAGTGAACAGTCTTTCCCAGCTGGAAAAAGATTATCCAAACATTCATGTCGTAAAGAGTTTCGAAGATATCACAATCGGAGAAACCACATTCGGCATGATGTCTTGGATTAACAATAGCAATTTCGAAGAAGCCAAGAGATTCATTGAAACCTCTAATGCCAATATCATATGCGGCCACTTCGAAACTGTTGGCTTCGAGTTGTTACCTGGCATTAAGGCAGAGCACGGACTCGAGAAAGAATGGTTCTCGAGATTCGACGAAGTGTGGTCTGGTCATTTCCATATTCCATCAAAACAGGGAAACTTCGAATATATTGGTAACCCGTTTGATACGAGCTGGTCAGACTACAATCAGCGCAAATCTGTTATTCTGTTTGACGAGAACACAAAACATAAAGAGTATATCCACAATCCATATAGATTGTATAAAGTAATTGATTATTCGGATTCAATAGATATTCTCAATTACGACTTCTCTGTCTTGAAAGACAAGTTTGTTCGTATCAATGTTTCAAGCATGGAGATTTCCGATAACTCCAAGCTTGCACTCTTCATTGACGGTGTGCAGCGCGAAGCATATAATACCGAGGTTACAGAAACTGGTCAGCTTTCTTTTGTTCAGCCAGAAGATGAACTCGATGTGCAAGCACCGCAAGATACATTGTCGAAAATTCTGTCAACAGTCGATAGCATGGAACTTGCCGGGCTTGATAAAACAAAGCTGAAAGAAATGCTGACCCAGTTGTATAACGATGCCGAAGAGGAAATGTCGAAATGAATTTTATCAAGTTTCATTGGGTCAAGTGCCAGAACCTTGCCAGCGTTGGCAATATGCCTATCACAATTCAGCTTGATAAATCGAACACGACTGTGGTTCTCGGCAATAACGGTGTAGGCAAATCAAGTCTTATTCTTGATTCACTTTGTTATGCCTTATTCGGAAAACCATTCAGAAACGTGACCATTCCTCAGCTTGTGAACAATCGAAACGGTAGAGGAATGCTAGTCGAAACAGAGTGCACGCGTGGCGGCGA